TGAACAAGAGAAGTCTGATATTGAACAGAGGTTATCTAAACAAGTTAGAGAACTCATGGGTGACACACCTATTAATCTTAATAGTCCAGAACAAATGTCTTGGGTTATCTATAGTAGAAAGCTCAAAGACAAATCTATGTGGGGTAATAACTTCACTCCTTATATGTCTAATGAAGAATACAAATCAAATGTAAAAAAGCATTCAGATGTAATGTATAAAACAAAAGCTATAAAGTGTACTGTATGTAATGGTAGTGGATTTATTAGAAAGATAAAGAAGGATGGCAGTCCCTATGCTAAACCTAGTAAATGTACCGACTGTAGTAATTTAGGTTATTTATTTAAAGCAACTAATATTGTTGCAGGATTAAAGTTTAATGCACCTAATGCAAAATGGATTAGTGCTAATGGTTTCAGTGTAAATAAAAACAATTTATCTTTATTACAAAATGTAGCTAAGAAAAATGATATGATAGAGGCAAGTAACTTCTTATCAGATTTACAAAGACTATCTGCATTAGATACATATCTATCTTCTTTCGTTCACGGTATTTCAACCTATATGAAACCTGATGGTATGTTACACGTTAGATTATTACAACACAGAACTGCAACAGGCAGATTTAGTGGAGCAGACCCCAATATGCAGAATATGCCTAGAGGTGGTACATTCCCTGTAAAGAAGGTATTTGTTTCACGTTGGGAAGGTGGCAAGATTCTAGAAGCTGACTTTGCACAGTTAGAGTTTAGAACTGCAGCTTATTTATCACAAGATGAGGTGGCTATAAATGAAGTTAAGACAGGTTTTGACGTTCACTCTTATACGTCTTCAGTTATTTCAGCTTCGGGTCAGAGTACAACTCGACAAGAAGCTAAAGCACATACCTTTGCTCCGTTATATGGTGCGACTGGGTTTGGCAGAACGGAAGCCGAAGCAAGTTACTACAAAGCGTTCACAAAAAAATACAAAGGCATCGCACTTTGGCATTCCAGATTGGCTAAAGAGGCTTTAGAAACAGGTATGATTACAACACCATCAGGTAGACAATTCTCTTTTCCTGATGTAGAAAGAAAGTATGGTGGCTCTGTATCGCACTTCACACAGATAAAAAACTATCCTGTGCAAAGTTTTGCTACTGCAGATATTGTGCCTCTTGTATTAATAAATATAGAACTTAAATTAAGAGAATATAAATCATGTATTGTGAATACAGTCCATGATAGTATTGTGATTGATGTACATCCTGATGAAGAACAGAAAGTGATTTCAATAATAAATGATATGAACGAAGAACTAAATCATATTGTAAATCAACAGTTTAGAATTGACCTAAATGTTCCTTTACTTTTAGAGGCAAAAATAGGAAGAAACTGGCTTGACACAAAAGATGTATCGTGATATAACTATAAAACTTTGAGAAATAAGGAGATAAAAATCTATGAATGATTTAGTAACAATAGATGCCAATAACTATGCTGCTATGGCAAAAGCTATGGGTATCGCAGGAGAAGGCTCATCTTCAGAAAAAAAGAGCAATACACTACCTAGATTACGAATCAACCATGCACCTATCATGGGAGAAAAGAATTTAGATGGTAAGACTGTAAAAGTAGAAGTAGTAGATGGTGGTTCTTACAAGTTAGATAAACCTGAAGACGGTATTTACTATGGTTCTTCTGCAGTCATCAGACCTTTTATGCAAAGATTTATGTATAAAAGATTTGTTAAAAATAATAATGCCAAGGCAGGAGAACCTTTAGGTTCATATCATAAAACTGTTATGGCAGATAACTTGAATGTAGATTTAAAGGATAACCAAGGTGGGTTCAACTGTGGCAAACCTGCAGGATACATTCAAGATTTTAAATCTTTGTCTGAAGAGAAGCAAAATCTCATCAAACAAATAAAGCGTGTTCGTGTTGTTTTCGGCTTAGTTACATTGAATAATACTGTCAATGAAAAAGGCGAAGAGCAGGAACTTAATCAGTCCCCTTTTATTTGGGAGATTGATAACAGGGATGCTTTTAAAATTGTAGGTCAACCTTTTACTAAGTTGGCTCAAATGAAAAAGCTACCTGTTCAACATGAGATAACTCTTAATACAGAAGAGAGAAAACTACCTAACGGTAATTCTTTTTATCTTCCTCAAGTTAGTTTAGATGTAACTAAAACTATAGAGTTATCAGACGATGACCAACAAACGTTCTCTAACTTTCTATCATGGATTCAAAATTATAATGAATACATTATGAAAGAGTGGGAGCAAAATACAGGCAAGGATATTGCTAAAGAAGATATTGATACCGTAAATAACTTTATTGATATCGACAATAGCGATGTAGCCTAATGAAAAGCAATAATCCTTTCAAGGCACATAGCATTAACTATCTGTCCCCTAGTAGTATTAACACTTACATCAGTGACCCATCTATGTGGGTTGCCAGATATTTATTTGGTGTTAAATCTGCAGGGGGTGCTAGTGCCATGAGAGGAATTGCAGAAGAATTTGTTTTAGCAGAAAAATTAGAAAAAGGAAAGTTTGATTTTAACTTGCTTGAAACAAAGTTTATGTCTTTATGTGCAGATGCCTCTTTAGATTTAGGGGATATTAAAGTGGAGAAAGAAAGAAACGCTTTAAATAAGTATGGAACTATACTTGATGAGAATTTTAAATATGATAATTTAAAAGACTATCAGGAAAAAGTTGAAGTTCAGGTTGACGATTTACCTGTCCCTATCATGGGATATATAGACTTTAGATTTGAAGGAAAGATTGTTGATTTAAAAACATCATCAAGAATGCCTACAAGACCAACGGAAGCACAGAAAAGACAAATGGCTTTATACTCTATGGCATATCCAAAAGATAGTGTAGACTTATTTTTTGTAACTCCAAAAGAGCATAAAGTTTTTACATTAAAAAATCTAACAGAGTATAAGAAGCAATTAAAGAAAGTTGCTTTTGGTATACAAAAGTTTTTGTCTATCAGTGATGATAAGCATGAGTTAGCTTCTTTCGTATTTCCTAACTTTGATTCATGGATGTGGTCAGGAGATATGAAAGATGAAGCTAAAAAAATATGGAGTGTAAAGTAATGGCAGATGCAAAGAAGATAGAAGAACTGCAGAATGATATTTCCAACATGGAAAAGGAATTAGCCGAAGCTAAAAAGACTCTTCGTGAAATGAAAACAAAAGGCTTACGTGAAGCTATGGAAGCTAAGAAATTAGCAGACGAAGCAGTAAGAGAAGAGATGAAAGCTCTAGGCTATAACTACAGTAACTCTGAATATGAGTGGAGTCCTTTTTCAGGTTGGAGAAGACTTCTCTAGTGTCTGGAAGAGCACAATTAGAAGATGGGTATAGAGGTACGTTAGAGCATGGCATTGTTTCTGAATTGGAAAATAATAATATTAAATTTCAATATGAAACACTTAAAATACAATGGGAACATTTAACCTATCGTACCTACACCCCTGATTTTATACTTGACAACGGTATTATTGTTGAGGCAAAAGGTAGATTTTTAGCGTCTGAAAGAGTAAGAGCATTAGCAATTAAAAGGCAACATCCTGAATTAGACATTAGGTTTGTATTTACAAATAGTAAAACAAAACTATATAAAGGATATCCTTCGTCATATGGTGAATGGTGCAAAAAGAATGGATTTAAGTATAGCGATAAAGTTATACCAAAAGAATGGGCAGAAGAAAAAGGAATTAATAAACACCCTAAAATAATTACAATAGAAAACAGAAGGAGCAAATATGTCAAAGCAAAAAAATAAAATACTACCTGAAGATTTTTTAATAAAAGTAAATCCTCATCTCACAAGCACAGGTAAATGGAATGGTGGAATTGAAGTAAGCATTATTCCTAATCTAGAAAATCCATTAGACGATGATGATTATTTTCAAATAGAACATATATGTAAAATGCTATGTGGTAGTTTAAATTATCTAGAAACAGACCACACATTTAGAGAAAAGATGAATCAATACGTTATTGATGTTATTGATAAAGATTATATATATGATGCTCCTAAAACTAAAGCTGAAATAAAAAAAGAGTTTAAAGATAATATAATTTCTATTGACTTTAAAGGAAAAACACGTCATTAATATGGGGATGTATAGAGAGGCAATAAGGAAACGCTATAAAGAGGTCAGAATGGAAATGAAAAAACAAAAAGAAGATATGGTTAATAATCCCCCACATTATAATAAGTCAGGAATTGAATGCATTGAAGCCATCAAGGCAATGACAGACAAAGGCTTTCAATATTACTTACAAGGTAATATAATGAAATACCTATGGAGATACAGGTATAAAAATGGTGTTGAAGATTTAGAAAAAGCACAATGGTATCTCAGTGAATTAATAGATGAATTAAAAGATGATAAAGATTAAAATATTTATGACAATAGATATTGACCCTGAAGAATATCCCATTCCCTCTGATGGAGATGTTACAGAAGACTTTGAAGAATCCCTAAATGATTTCTTCTATGATATAGGGGGAGCAGATATTAAAAATATGAAGATTATTACGGAGACATAAATGCAAAATTATTTACCAACTGATTATCAAAATTTTATTGCTTTATCTCGTTATGCGAGATGGAAAGAAGATGAGCAAAGACGAGAGAATTGGTCTGAAACTGTAGAAAGATACTTTGATTACATGAGTAATCATTTAAATCAAAAGCATGGCTACACCTTAACTAAGGCTTTGAGAGAAAAACTTACTAACAGTATTATGTCACTCGGTATCATGCCTAGTATGAGAGCACTAATGACTTCAGGTGTAGCATTAGATAGATGTCATGTAGCAGGATACAACTGTAGTTATATACCTGTAGATAGTCCACGTTCATTTGACGAGTGTATGTACATACTTATGTGTGGCACAGGTGTAGGCTTCTCAGTTGAAAGAGAGAATGTAGATAAACTTCCTGTAGTTAATGAGCACTTTGAGGATAGCACTACGGTCATCACGGTTGCAGATAGCAGACCGGGTTGGGCAAGAGCATTGCGTGAAATGATTGCTATGCTTTATGTTGGT